CTTTTGGAAAACTCCCAACCATTTATCGGAGACATCCGATCATTACAGACCCCTGTTAATAAGAGTGCCTTTGTCGCTCGCTATGACAAGCGTCATTACCTTTCCTCCCCCACAATTAATCAAGCACAACTTGATGTGGATGGTGACCAATTAAACAGTTTCAAGATGGTACAAAAAACCTTAACCTTTGGCAAGGGCATGAAATTGCAATATGGAACAGGCGGTTCAGAGACTTCTATGAACTTTCCTTACATTATGACCCTTGGTGCAGCAACGGTGGATGGCATTCCCGCTCAAAGCGGATTGTCCTTCAATTATACCTGCACTGCATATTACTTTGATAGTTAAACAACTATCCTAGAAATATACATACTTTAGCAATAATGTTAAAATATGTATTCTATAACGGCGTACCGCAAAAAACTGTTTTCCTCATGAACTCAACGACCGACCTCATATCGCTAGTTTGAAATCTGAGATGCACCCTGCTTGTCAGGTGCATCCCAGTTTTAGTTTATTGATATGTCTCGTGCTAATCATGTTCCAAATAAAAAAATAAAGAATTAATATCCGTGTCCGAACTCTCCTAATCAACACATAAAACCTTAAATCTATCCTCAGACATGGCTTCCCATTCAGGCTCCGAGTTCGCGAATATAAGTATATGAGGGGGGTTAAAAAGTTTATTCCCTGTCTCGTATTTCGTGTTACAAATCATTCCATTCTTAATGGCTTCTAGAGCAGAATAACTAACTTTATTTCCGTTATTTCTGGGAAGGTCAAAGACAACTAGGTTCGTATCATCCATGTTGGCGTTAAACATTATGTTTATTATATCACTATAATTACCCTTTCCACAAATGACTGCTTTGTAGGTGTGCGCAAGAAACTTACAAAAGGTGCTTTTACCCATACCCCCATTTAGACTATATATCCAGTAAATTGTACGGTCGTCAGGTTCAGTGTGGATGCAATTATCCATCTGTATCTGCCAGTCATAAAAATCCTCTTTCTTCAGAATTACTAAAGGTTTAGGAAAACCCCAACTTGCTCGGAAGACGCCGTCGTGTGTTTCGTCCTTGTTACAATAATCTTGTATGTTTTCAACATCCTTCATTTTCTCCCAATGTATTTGTTTAGGCAACTTGAACTCCGTGTCACGGTGTGGCTTCTTGCACCAAATCATACCTTGTAGATGAGGCGTTCCATTCTCGCCGATCTCAGTTTGCACTTTGCCCTTATAGGCATAATGCCTTAAAACTGCCACTATTCCTTCTATTTCACTAGAATTATAGTTGTTGTAAGTGAAGAAGTGGTTTTTACGAGACGCTACTTGCTTTGCTTTGTCAGATGTTGTGTGTAAAGACTGGGTATTGAGTATTACCCCAGTCCCACTACTGTCCGCTACTATTTCCATTATAACTATAGTAGAGAAAATCTCTTTAAGTCCTTTTACAGAGTTTTCGTTCGGATTATTATTATCTTTATATAGGGTATAACCATGCCTCTCAAACGCTTTCGTAAAAGAGTTGCTAGAAAACGTAAGGCTGCTCCTCGTATGTCATTTGACAAGCGAGTGCTGTCAATCTTCAATAAACAGCGAGAACTGAAAGTTGCTGTATTGGAAGGAGAATTGCCAATTACAGGTGACATTAATGGAACCTCAATCCTTCAAGTTATGCCCGACGTCCCCCAGATAGGTAATACTGGTGCAAGTGCAGTAGGACAAGAGTTCTATCGTGATGGTAATAGTATCACGCTAAAGAAGATTGTCATGCGTGGGTGGATTACCCAAAAAGTTCCCTCAGATAATGCTCAGTCAAGATATGTTGTAAGACATATGATCCTTCGTCAGCGTTCCGCGAACGCCACAGATGTACTGGCGAACTCAGGTGCTGATTTTCAGACGAACAGACTTTTGGAAAACTCCCAACCATTTATCGGAGACATCCGATCATTACAGACCCCTGTTAATAAGAGTGCCTTTGTCGCTCGCTATGACAAGCGTCATTACCTTTCCTCCCCCACAATTAATCAAGCACAACTTGATGTGGATGGT